TGACCAACTGCGCAACCGCCTAGCATTTCTTGAATCGCCAGAAACGCAAGAAGCGGACGGAACAGACGCCGCGCACCCCGCATATTGGCGCGGGGAAAAGGATGGTGCTGCGGGTGTTGTTGCCAATCTTACGGAGGTTATTGACAGCGGAAAGAGCGGAGTTTCAAACGAACCGCTAGAGCCTTTGCGCGTTCGGATTGACCAACTTCGCAAGGAGCGGGATTATGGCCTTTGCCGAGTGGCATCATTGAACGCCGACAATGCCGGACTGTCCGGCGTGATTGACCACCTTACAACGGCAGGCAAGAAGGCCATTGCCGAGCGCGACGCGCTGGCGGCGAAGTGCGAGCAGTTGCAGAAGGTGGTGGACAGGTTGCCTAAGACGGAGGATGGGGCGCCGATGATTTTTGACACTGACTTTTGGTTTGTTTACCTTTTCAATTCAACCTTGAAGTATCAAGTTTGCCGAGACAGGTTGGATGTAATCGGCAATCCAAAGCATACCTTTGGAGGCGAAGGACGCGCCTATTACAGCACGGCAGAACTTGCCCAACAAGCGGCGGATGATGCAAACGCTCAAGCAAATGATGCAGTCAAGTCGCATTGGGCCGCCCTCGCCGCGCAGCAAGAGCCGGTTCCCCCGCTTGATGGCCCGAAATGCGAGCACGGCTACCCGCTCAGTGCGCCGAGTTGCCCGCTTTGTGGTGGTAGCCCACAAGCCAGTGCGCCAGCCGATCACACCGCAGCAGATGTCCCTAACCGCGAGGCGGGCCATGAGGAAACGCTACCGTCTCCATCTGCTGTCGGTGTGACCCCTGCGCTGGTTGCACACGAGCTATATGTGCGCGTTGCGTCTACGCCGCAAGACGGCTCAGGAGGCTTTGGCGACTTCATTGAAATTGAGGACGCAATGGGAAATGGTGTGTCTGTGCCCAATCAGTCTGGCGGTAACGGCACACACCTTATCGGGCCGCTGTATTCCGCCCAAGCCATCACCGATCTGCGGGCGGAAGTCGAGAGAGCTAAGACGCAGCGCGATGAAGCGTGGAAAGCATTTACAAGATTACGCAGGGCATATTCGATGGTGAGATACCCGACACTTACCGAGGAACTGCGTTTGCTTTACGACGCAGCAGATGCTGTTGCAGCAGGGAAAAGTGAGGGGAAAGCATGAGTAGATTTGACGAAGAGCCAGACGGCGATCCGCACGGGGAGTGTGAGGCGGAGATTAAAAGCCTGAAATATCAATTGACCAACTACCGTATCGCCCATGAGCAGCAAGCGGCAACCATCACCGATCTGCGGGCGCAGTTGGCAGACAAAGACGCAGTGCAAGGAACATTCGAGTCCTACGCCCAAATAGTTGCCGAACATTCCGCGAACATCACCCGCCTCGAAGCCGAGAACGCGAAGCTGCGCGCATTGCTGCTGCGCTATCGGAATGAAACACCGCTCGGTCACCAGCCACACATGATAACCATTGAGGTTGACGCGCTATTGACGCCCAACGTGGAGATCACGGGCGGCCGTAGGCCGTCCGGTGGAGCATAAGGTTAGATGCCGATGACGACAACAGACACCTACGAAGCACCGCCGCACGGCTGGACGTGCTTTCACTGCGGCGAGAATTTCTCGACCGTTGGCACTGCGCGCGACCATTTCGGGGCCGCTCAAAACGCTGAGCCTGGATGCATGGTGCGCGTGAGCCTTGGCGCTGAGCGCGGATTGTTGATGGCGCTGCGGCAGGCAGAAAAGACGCTTGCGCGATACATGGAGGAAGACACCGATCTTCACCGGGCGGCAATGGCACAGCAGCGCAGGCACGCGGATGCGCTGCGTGTGGCCGAAGAAGCTGGATACGAGCGCGGTCTGCGCGACGCGAAACTTGAGGCATCTAACGTGGAAGTGAGCGGCGATCCGCCGAATGGCGGAGCGTGATGCCGACTTTCAACCAGCAGGAGAAGTAGCCAAGGTTGTGACTGTGCGCGTGTTGCAGTACCGCCAATTCGAGCCAGCAAGGGCGAACGCGCCCTATTGGGATGACGGGAAGTGGGGCGCTTGGCAGGATGTTAAACTCGGGGAAGAAACGCGGTGACGCATAACGTAAAAAATCAGGGGCGCGCGTAGCGCGTCCCTCCTGGATTGATGGGTTGGGCTTCACCCTTGACGGAGCCAAAAAAGGAGATTGAACATGATCGGAACCAACAATGCTGGAGATGTGAAAGTCAACCGCAACACGGAAGGAATGGGCGCGAGCGTGACATGCCGCGAAACCGCCAAAGGCAGGATGCGCGGCATGATTGACAGAAAGCAACGCGAACTGACCGCGTTGCGCACGCTGTACGACTCGCTGCCGGATGCCATGCTGGAGGAAGCGGACGAGGCGCTGTGGTCGATCTTGTGCGCGGCACGGTGACGGCCAACGTGAAATCAACCGGCGCCGGAACGGCGTCCGCGTTGGATGCAGGGTTGGGCGACTGACGCCCGGAAAGGCAAAAATGAACCAAAGAGACATAGACACTTTGCGCGACCTTACAGAGCCCGGTTGGCGAGAAAGGGAGGATGCCAAGCATGCCGAGCTAGTGGAGCTGTTACGCCCAATGGCTACCGCCGATGCGTCCACAGGCCAAGAAAGATGCTTGCGCGAAGAATGCCTAGCAGCAGCAGAGGCGCCCGCAGAAATTGATACGGGCAGAGAAGTGCGCGGATTTGATGAAGAGATTGGTGCACTGAAAGAGCAGATCAAGGAGTTGGAGCGCGACAACATGGTGAAGCATGGTAGGGCGCAGGGACTGGCAAACGAAAACGATCAACTGCGAATGGCACTGAACGATGCCATTGGAGTTCTCAGGATGGTTGCCTTGCGCCGGGAAAGGACGACAAATGAGCCACGAAACGCTGCCGGCGCAAGGTCCGGTTGACGTAAATGTTATGCCACACACTCCCGGCCCATGGACCGTGATGTCTGGCGACAACTACGAGATTCGCTCGAAGTGGATGCCACGAGAGTACCCGCACCATTTCAAAGGCGACTCGACGGGCGATTTCGTCGCCTACATTGGCAACCACGCAGCCGACTTTGGCAAGGCCAATGCGCGCTTGATCGCGGCGGCCCCGGCACTGCTGGCGGCGCTGGAGCTTATGGTGGAGAGGATCCAAGAGCCGCCAAGCGCGAACTGTTCTTGCTTTCTCTCCCCGCCATGCAGTGACTGCGTTAATTATGGCGGCGAGCGTGAGGCGTTTGAGGCCGCCCACGCTGCTATTGCCGCAGCATTGGGGCATAACGCAAAAGTGAAAGGCTGCGGCGATGAAAAATAATAAAGCGAACGACGGTCATTCCGCAGTCCTTTCGACTGCCGGGTTATGCGGCTGCGGCCGGCCCATACGGTACATGACGCCGAGCGGTGACGCCTGTAACAAGTATGGACGATGCCAAACCTACGAGGAACAGGGAGAAGCATTGAGGCAGGCAAACATGCGACTGCTGAATTTGCTGGCACTGATTCACCGTGATGGCGGCCATCACACCATGCAGGCTGGTATTGAACAGTCTGTCACTGACGCAGAGCAAGTGCTTTGCAAGTGGCGTGGCGCATACGATGTATTGGTGCCGCATAACGTGTAATGGTAGTCGCCCCAAGACGCCCATTCTAACGTCTCATTTGCGCACTTACGCCGAGAGCAGCACCCACCAACGCACTCCATGATGCTGTCGAAAACTCAACGAAATAGACGACAAAATGACTGAATCCCTCACCCTGGACGAATTGACATGATGCACGGCAAAACCCCAACCAAGGCCGAGAAGGCATGGATGGACAAGATCGTCCGACTGGGGTGCATTGTCTGCAGGATCCAGGGCCGCGGCTGGGTGCCATGCCTGCCCCACCACATGCTCAACGAATCGGGCCACCGAATCGGCCACCTGTTCACCATCCCGCTATGCGACCCAGGCCACCACCAGGGAGCGCCAAAATCCAGCGGGGAGATCAGCCGGCACCCCAACAAGGCCAGATTTGAGGCAAAATACGGAACAGAGGAATACCTGCTGGAAGTCACCCAGCGGGCTGTGGAGGAACACATCAAGTGAGAGTTCTGATAACCGGCGGGTCGGGATTTTTGGGGCGCCACCTAGCGCGCAAGATGCTCGACCGCGGCGACACGGTCTGCATTTACTCCAGGGACGAAGTGAAACAGGCCAACATGATGGCCGACTTCCAGGAGCATCCGAACCTGCGCATGTTCATCGGCGACATCCGGGATGCTGGAAGGGTCCAGCGCGCGACCAGGGGCTGCGACGTGGTGATCGCAGCAGCAGCGCTCAAGCGAATCGAGACAGGCTTCTACAACCCATCCGAGATGGTGGCGACCAACATCTACGGAACCCAGAACTGCATCGATTCTGCTGCAGCAGAGAAGGTGCAGCGGTTCATCTTCATATCCAGCGACAAAGCGTACCAGCCGATCAGTCCGTATGGCCAATCCAAGGCGCTGGCAGAGAGCCTGGTGCTGAACGCGAACCACGTATATGGATTGATGGGACCAGGGTACAAGGCCGTGAGATACGGAAACATCTCGGCATCGACTGGATCGGTGATACCGCGCTGGCGCAAGATGCTCGAAACCAGCAAGACCGTGCCGGTCACCGACCCAGACGCCACCAGGTTCTGGATGCTGGTCTCAGAGGCCGTCGACTTCGTGCTGCAGGCCGTCGACCAGGTAACGGATGACCTGCACATCCCGGCCAAGCTGCCGGCCTACCGGGTGGGCGATCTTGCCAAGGCTATGGGCGCTGAGAAGATAAACGTGGTCGGAATGCCGAAGTGGGAAAAGAAGCATGAAGGCATGGCCGACGGGAACACCAGCGACAAGGCCAGGCGCATGACCGTCGAGGAGTTGCGGAAAGCGCTGGAAAGCGTATGATTCAACTGCTGGTCCGGGGAGCCGGGGCAAGCGCGAAGCGCCACATCGCTGAGCGGCCAGCACACTCACTCAAATGCTATGTGGAGCACATCATGAAAAAACGCCCAGACGGAACCGGCGCGGTGACCAAGGCGGGATATATTTCAATATCCAACGGCACCGGGAAATTCATCTACGAACATGTTCGCGTAGCCGAGGCCGCGATCGGTAGACAATTGCCTTTAGGGGCGCAGGTTCACCACGTTGATGGAAATCCAGCGAACAATACAAAGACCAACCTGGTGATTTGCCCAGACCAAAAATATCATGCACTGTTGCATAGAAGGACGCGAGCATATGATGCTTGCGGCAATGCCAATTATTTAATCTGCACGTACTGCGGAAAATATGACGATCCGGAAAAGTTGATTTTCAATGGGCAGCGTGCATGGTCTCATTCAGACTGCCGATCTCGTCATCGCAGAAGCATCTACCAAGAGAGGAAAGCAAATGGCAAATCCGTTTGATGTTGTTCGACAATTTGAGCGTGCCGTTGCTGAATACACTGGTGCGCCGTTCGTTGTGGCAACCACATCATGCACGATGGCAATACTTCTGGCATGCGCATGGTTTTATCGGTGCGGGGAAAGGCGCGGCATTACGATGCCACGGTATTCGTACATCGGGGTACCTCAATCGATCATCCACGCCGGGTTCAAGGTTGACTTCAGGGAGGAGTATTGGTTCGGAGAATACAGGCTTGATCCGATACCCGTATGGGATTCTGCGCGCATGTTCACCAGCGGTATGTATCGCAAAGGGCAAATGCAATGCACAAGCCACCATTGGTCCAAAATCTTGGGGGTGAGCCAGATGGGCTGTATTTTGCACGACAACCAGATGGCAGATGACTGGTTGCGCAGAGCGCGATTCGATGGCAGAACCGAGGGTGTCAATGCAAAGGTTGACCGGATTCAGGACATTGGCTGGCATGCTTATGTCTCGCCAGAAGTGGCCGCTGCCGGCCTTGTGAGACTTGCCAACCTGCCAAAGCACAACGACCCGCTGCCATGGGGCCCAGGCACCAACAGCGACTACCCTGACCTCAGCCAGATGGAGTGCTTCAAGTGAGCGCGCCGGAATTGGACGCGGAATTCTTACCCGCCGGGTTGGCGGAAAGAATTTCAACCGAGGTAAAGGGACGCCACTACCTGTTGATTGTGGCCGATGAAGATCAGGACATGCACACAATCAGTACCATGCCGCATAGCGGTACCTTGGTCATTCTCGGAATGCTGCTTGCCCACATGGGGCAGCATGTTGCTCAAGAGGAAAATGTACGCGGAGGAATGCCGCAATGATCGGCGAAGCCAAGGAACTCGAAGTCGGGATGGAGCAGGGCAAGGCCATCATCAAGCACAAGATGCCCAACGGCGACCTGATCTACAGCCTGCACGACCCCGAGAACGCGCTGACGATCGCCGACGCGATCGGCAAGGCCAGCTACCAGGCCAAATACGGCAAGCCCCGGGACCAGGTGATCACCCTGTCCGACCAGGTGGTCGAGCGCAAGCGCATCAAGCTGGTGAACCGCTGCAATATCATGGTGGCCAGCATGCTCAGGGACGGCAAGCCGAACGAGGAGATCGTGACCAGACTGGTCGATGCGTGCCTGGCGGAAGTGCTGTGAACGTCGCCATCATTCCAGCCCGCGGGGCAGCCGGCGCATACCCGGGAAGAACATCAGGGACTTCCACGGCAAGCCAATCATCGCCTACAGCATCGAGGCCGCCAGGAAGTCCGGGCTCTTCGACCACATCATCGTCAGCACCGATGACCTCAAGATAGAAGGAATTGCGCGCACATACAATGCCGCAGTTATTCGTCGGCCGGCGCGATTGGCAGACGACCACACCGGAACCCAGGAAGTCATGCAGCACGCGCTGGAAGCGCTGGACAGCGGCGACCACCCGATCAAACCAGACCTGGCCTGCTGCATCTACCCCTGCGCCCCCATGCTGGACTACCGCGACCTTCAACTGGCAGAGATCATGCTCAGGAGCCCGGAGCTGCACCGACCGTGGTATGTGGTGCCAGTGGCCGAATGGCTGCAGGATCCCGGCCAGTTCTACTTCGGCGCCGCCCACGCCTTCCGCAACGGCAGCCCGCTGATCAGCGACCGCACCAGGATGATCCAGATCGACCCCCGCCGAGCCATCGACATAAATGTCGAGGAAGATTTCAAGCGTGCTGAGGCAATGTATGCCGAACTCCATGGGATCAAAAATGGCTGAGTTGTATCGCTTGGATTTCCCGTCCGGGAAATCTTATATCGGCATCACAAAGCACACCGCATTAATGCGATTCGATTCTCATGGAAGATGCGCTGCGAAATCGAGCAAGGGCATTGTGTACCATGCGTGGAGAAAATATGGGGCGCCAAAGTTGGTCACATTGGCGGTGTTGACTGAGGACGATATGCTGGAGGCTGAGAAGCGTGCGATAGTAGTATTTGGAACTCGGCACCCCAATGGCTACAACATGACAGATGGCGGGGATATACCGCCATCCCTTTCGCCTGAAGTGGCAAACAAAATCAGGATGAAGTTGAAAGGGAGAAAACTCTCTGATGAACGTCGATTGGCGTTGTCGAGGGCGGTAACCGGCAGAAAACATACGGAAGAAGCCAAATTGAATATGTCGCGCGCCCAAAAAGGGAAGATAATTTCCGCAATTGGTAGGGCAAGAATGGCCGCCGCGAAGCTTGGAACAACTGCGCCTCCAGAGAAAAAGGCGAAAATGTCAGCGTCGCAGAAGGCGCGTAGAAAGCGTGAAGGGTGCATTCAAAAATGAACCAGCAGGCAGACCACTGGGCCGGCGACGCCGGCAAAGACTACGCAGCCAGAAGCCCTGGCAACCTCAAAGCCAGCAAGGAAATGTTCCGGCGCGCATTCATGACGCTCCCGAGATACCCGGAAAGCGTGATCGAGTTTGGCGCCGGCATGGGCACCAACCTGCAGGCGATCGGGGAACTTGACAAACGGGTACACCGCACAGGCGTCGAGATCAACCAGGACACCTGCCTGCACCTCTCCGAGCACTGCGAAAGCATGATCTGCAGCCCGCTCCAAGCCCTGAAACCACTGCCGCCAGCCGACCTGACGTACACCAGGGGAGTGCTGATACACATACCAGAGCCGGGCCTGAACCACGTACTGGCCCTGCTCTACTACTCGAGCAACCGCTGGATCATGGTGGCCGAGTACTACGCCCCCAAGCGCACCATGATCCCGTACCGCGGGCAGGACAACCTGCTCTGGAAGGATGACTTTGCCGGCCGGATGCTGGATACTTATCCTAACCTGCGGCTGGTCGACTACGGATTCGTGTACCACCGCGACCCGCACGCGCCGCAGGATGATGTGACATGGTTTTTGATGGAAAAGACCTGACTTCTGAGGAGGAGCCATGCAATTCAAACGCTGCACCAAGTGCCTTATACCCAACACCAGACCTGACACCCACTTCAACGACGATGGGGTATGCAGCGCCTGCACCAGCTACGCCGCCCGCCAGCACATCGACTGGACCACCCGCAAGGCCGCGCTGGAATTCCTGCTCGAGGAGCAACCCTACAACGGCAGCGGATATGACTGCATCGTCCCGAGCTCCGGAGGCAAGGACAGCACCGCACAGGTCCTGAAGCTGATCGAACTGGGCGCCAGACCGCTGGTGGTCACCGCCAGCACCTGCCACCTGACCGATATCGGCCGCTCCAACATCGACAACCTGGCCCGGTTTGCCACCACGATCGAAGTCAGCCCGAACAAGGAAGTCCGGAAGAAACTGAACCGCCTGGGCCTGACCATGGTCGGCGATATCAGCTGGCCGGAGCACGTGAGCATCTTCACCACCCCGTTCAAGATGGCGCTGAAGCTGGGCATCCCCCTGATCATGTACGGCGAGAACCCCCAGCAGGAATACGGCGGCCCGCCCGGATCCGAACTGGCCCGGGAAATGACGCGTCGCTGGGTGGCAGAGTTCGGTGGCTTCCTCGGTCTTCGGCCGGACGACCTGATCGGTGTCGAGGGCCTGACCAAGGAGGACATGCAGGACTACCAGCCACCAGACGCTCGAGACATCAGCAGCCACCACGTGCAAGCCCACTTCCTCGGCCACTACCTGCCATGGGACAGCAAGGAGAACGCGCGGATCGCTACCGAGCACGGCATGCGCGCCGTCATGCCAACCGCTGCGAACTGGTGGCTGGCTGAGAACCAGGACAACGCCCAGACCGGGCTGCACGACTATATGATGTACCGAAAATACGGGTACGGCAGGGGCTGCGCCCAGATCAGCGTCGACATCCGGGCCGGCCGAGTTTCACGTGAAACGGCGCTGCAGTGGGTCAAGACGCACGACGGCCTATTCCCTTGGGTCTACATGGGCATAAACTGGGCCAACATGCTGGACCGCATCGGCTTCAACCCGGAGCGCATCTGGACGCTGATGGACAAGTTCACCAACTGGGACATCTTCACCCGGGACCACGTGGACGACACGACTGTGCGCCTGCTGCACGACGAATGATGCTGGCCAAGCGCATCATCCCCACCCTACTCAGGGACGGCGACCGGCTGGTCAAGGGCGAGAAGTTCAACGGATGGCGATCGGTAGGCCATGCCCGCCAGGCCGTGCGCATCATGGCCCAGCGAGGCGTCGACGAGATGGTGCTGCTGGACATAACAGCCACCGCCCAGAACCGCCGGCCGGACCCGGCCAAGATCAGGGAATACGCCGACGAGTGCTTCATGCCGCTGACCGTAGGGGGTGGCATCCGGTCGATCGAGGACGTCAAGACCTGCCTGAACGCAGGGGCCGACAAGGTCTGCATCGGCGCCGGAGCATGGGCCATGCCACTGCTGGTCGACCAGTGCGCAAAGCGCCTTGGCTGCCAGGCCATAGCTGTGGCGATCGACTACCGGGACGGCGTGGCCGTGATCAACCGCAACGAAACGCTCGGAATCGACCCGGTCTACTGGGCCACCATCATGGCCGGCGCCGGAGCCGGGGAGATCATCCTGACCAGCATCGACCGCGAGGGCACCATGACAGGCTACGACCTGGAAACCATCAAGGCGGTATCCGAGGCCGTGGACATCCCGGTAATAGCCCACGGTGGCTGCAGTGGATACGAGGACATGCTCAACGCCATCAAGGCAGGGGCAAGTGCCGTGGCAGCCGGAGCCCTGTTCCAATTCACCGATTGCACACCCCGAGGCGCTGCCCTATACTTGGCAGAGCACGGCATCGAAGTACGACTCTGAGGAGAGGATATGCCGCAATGACCGTAAGTCTGCAGGACGTACGCCAGCACAGCGATGCACTCAAGGTGCTCTGGCAACTGCTCGAGGAGCGCACCCCAGAGGCCAACATCAGCCACGACGGACACCTGCCTGAGTGGACTGATCACCGGGCCCATGTGGAAACCCACGACCACATGGGCTGGTACCTGATCATGGCAGACGGAGTGCCAGTCGGCAGCGTATACATCACCAAGCGCGGCGAGATCGGCATCGCCATCATGAAGGAGCATCACCGCAAAGGGTACGCCAAGGCCGGCATCAGGGCCGTAATGGAAAAACACCCGAGGCCGGAATACCTGGCCAACGTGGCACCGGAGAACCACCGCAGCCATGCGCTCTTCCAGCAACTGGGTGGAGTTATCGTCCAGAGCACGTACCGGGTCAAGCCGTGAAGTGCGAGCACTGCGGTGGACCGGCAAAACCAAGGCACTTCTGGTGGTGCGGGAAATGCTGGAAGATGATATTCGGGGATGAAATCCAACGATAGGAGGCATCATGGCATTCGAACGCGAAGCACGGTACGTGGTTTTGAAAGTGACAGACATCCAACGCGCGACTCTGACGGAAGCGGAGATCGCCGCATTCAACGAGGTGTGCGACAAGGTAGCAAGGTTTCGAGCAAGTCAGGCAAAGCCTGCTTTGGAATGCGTGGTGGTGGAGAGGGACTGGCCTGAATATGAGCCAACCTGGAAGGCGATCGAGGAACGCTGCGCATGACAACAATCGCATGGGATGGCAAGACGCTGGCGGTCGATCGTGGCGGGTGGAATGGACGTCATGTGCGCGAGTATCAAAAGTTGAGTGTGTTCGCCAAGCCCGGAAACGGATGGGATCCGGGCGCCTTCGCATCCACCGGCGACGCTTGCTTCAACGAGGCTATGCGTCAATGGATACAGAGTGGCGGCGACAAACCGCAGCCAGCCGAAGCCAAGGACCTGAACGACGAGTGCGGCCTGTACGTCACCAATGACGGCAAGGCCTTCACCGTGACCGTGCGCGGGGTGCTGCTGCCATGTTTCAGCAAGAAGATCGGCGCAGGTGGTGGAGGACATTTTGCATTGGGCTGCATGGTGGCCGGAAAGACGGCAGAGGAAGCAGTGCAACTTGCGCAAGCGCACACTGACTGCAGCGCATTCGGGATGGATTGTTGGAGTCCAGCATGACGCCCATGATCGTGGCCGAGCTGTCGGCCAACCACAACGGCAGCCTATCCACCGCCCTGAACACCATCACCGCCGCGGCGCGCGCCGGCGCCGATGCCGTCAAGTTCCAGACATGGTCGCCGAAGCTGATGTGCGTCGACCACGGATACGTGATCAAGTCCGGCAAATGGGCAGGCCAGAACCTGAGCGGCTTGTACAACCAGGCATGGACGCCATGGACATGGCACGAGCGGATGTTCGACACGGCCAGGAACCTGGACATCATGCCATTCAGCACCCCGTTCGACCTGCCCAGCTTGGAATTCCTCGAGAAGCTGAACTGCCCCATGTACAAGGTCGCCAGCTTCGAACTGAACGACCACCGCCTGATCAGGGCCATCGCCAGCACCGGCAAGCCCATGATCATGTCCACCGGCATGGCCAACCGCCACGAAGTGGAGATGGCAGCCGCGACAGCAATCGACGCCGGGTGCAAGAACATGACGCTGCTCAAGTGCACCAGCGCCTACCCAGCACCCCCAGAGGAAGCCAACCTGGCCACCATGCACGACTACATGCAATACATGCGCCGGATCGAGCGCAGCGCATGGGGCCTGTCCGACCACACCCAAGGATCCACCGTGGCCATTGCCGCGGCAGCGCTCGGCGCCGCGGTGATCGAGAAGCACTTCACGCTGCACCGCGGCAACGGGCTGGATGACGAATTCAGCATGGAACCGCACGAGTTCGCGCTGATGGCCAAGGCATGCCGTATTGCAGCAAAGGCGGTCGGCAGCGTATCCTACGGCCCAACGGCCAGCGAAAGCCTGGAACTGCGCCGCAGCCTGTACATCCGGCGCGACATGAAACCAGGCGAAACCCTGCAGGAACAGGACATCGTATCCAGCCGGCCGAACCTGGGAGCAGACCCATACTCGATCGGCGCCTACGTCAACAGGCAGATCACCAAGGAAATCAAGGCCGGCACCCCGCTGACCGTCGACTGCATCACATAGCTAGGAGGACAGAATGGGAAGATTGACAGAAAACGATCAGCATTTTGGACCGATCACCTATGGCCGCGCGGGCTCATGGCGCCCGCTTCGCCTGGTGTTGAGCAGCGGCGGCGACAACGACGAGGGTGAAGTGAGAAACAACCTCGTTGCCTACGCATTTGGCTGGTGCGCGCGAATCAATCTGCCGAACATTTTGCCGCCGTATCGCGTCAAGCACATGGCTTTGAGTTGGGACGCGTCGACGGTCGCGCGCATGGGGCGCAACTGGTATTTCGAGACATTTCCGCGCGAGTACGGATTCAGCCTGAACGATGGTTTTCTGCAACTATTCCTTGGCGCGCAGACGCACGATAGCGTGACGACGCAGGATTGGGCTTGCCATCTGCCGTGGACGCAATGGCGGTTCGTTCGGTTCAGCCTGTACGACCTGGTTGGCGCGCACTTCTGGACCCAGCTTGAAGTCAATTGCGCCAAGGGCTTCGACCGCTATACCGCGCAAGGCGATGCCGAATCGAATTGCCAGAAAGCGTCGTTTGTGCTCGAGGACTTCGACGGCGAGCGCATCACCGCGACCACGCATATCGAAGAACGCGAATGGCATTTCGGAACGGGATGGTTTAAGTGGCTAAGCCTGTTCCGAAAACCAATGATTCGCCGCTCGCTCGACATTGAGTTCAGCGCGGAAACCGGGCCGGAAAAGGGTTCGTGGAAAGGCGGCACGATTGGCACCGGCATCGACATGCTTCCGGGCGAACTGCACGAACAGGCCATGCGCCGGTTTTGCAATCAGGAACATCGCTCGAAGTATCGGCCCTACAACATGAAATTTATTGAAGTCTTGAATTGAGGAGAGGAACATGACCGAGATCGTCGCACCGAAAGCAAAACCCCCAACCGAAACCTCCACGGCACTGGCCAGCCAACCCCATGCCGTGATCATCACCGCCATGCTCTGGAACCAGCGCAACCGCCTGGACAACATGGCCATGATCATCCACGACGACGACGTCGAGGCCTTCCGCAAAAGCCTGGAGTACAACGAGCAGAAGCCCAAGCTGATCATCGAGGCCCGGGCCGGCTTCACCGTGGTGCGCATGGCTGACGCAACCACCGGCAATGCCATCATCCAGTCCGAGTCCGACGAACGGGCCCTGGACCGCAAGGAAGCCGCCCAGAAGGTCCGTAATGCAGCGCAGCAAACCCGCGGCATGCTCGACCAGGTAAGGGCAGACGTGGCCGCCAACACCATCAGCAACAGCACCATCCTGGATCTGTGCGAGCTGGCCGGCACCTTGGCCAAGGAGCTTGTTAATTGACCCTACAAAAGAAAGGGCGAGGCCCGCTGCGGGTGGATTACGTCCCGATCGGCAAGGTCAAGCCCAGCAAAAACAACACCAGGACGCACAGCCCAGCCCAGATCGACGCCATCCGCAAGAGCATCGAGGCGGTAGGCTGGACCAAGCCGATCATCGTCGACGACAAGTTCGAGATCCTCGCTGGCCACGGCGCCTACATGGCCGCCCAACAATCCGGCATGACCGAGGTGCCCATCATCCAGCGATCAGGCCTGACGAGCGCCATGCGCCGCGCCTACCGCATCGCCGACAACAAGCTGGCCGAGAAGTCGGAATGGGACACCGGCATGCTGGCGGCCGAGTTCGCCGACCTGCAGAAGATGGGCTTCGACATGAGCCTGACCGGCTTCGACCAGGCCGACATCGACTTCATGCTCAAGCCACCGCCGACCGACCCGGGCGAACCGCCGGCGCCGGAGCTCACCCAGAACCCCATCAGCAAGAAGGGCGACCTGTGGCTGCTCGGCGACCACCGCATCATCTGCGGCGACAGCACCAAGCGCGAGACATACGATGCACTGATGGAAGGCCGGAAAGCTCAACTGGTGTTCACCGACCCGCCGTATGGGGTAACTTATCAAGGCCGAGGCCTTGATAAGTTACCCATCCTCAAAGGGGACGATAAGCGCCGCGGTGAGCTGCTGAAAATGATCACTGGCGCTTTGTCTGAGGCAATGCCGCACACGCGTGAATCCGCAGCTTGGTACATCTGGCACGCTGACAAGACTAGGGACGATTTTTCGCGCGCCATGAATGATGTTGGCCTCATAGAAAACGGCATGATCATCTGGGAAAAGACGGCCAGCATGGGATGGCAGGACTACCGTAACTCTCACGAGCCCTGCTTCTACGCCGCCAGGCAGGGCGTCAAGCCCCTGTTCAACGGCGACCGGACCAACACCACCGTCTGGCGCCTGGAGGGCCACGCCGTCAAGGGCCTGCCAACCTCGATCGGAAACGGCCTGATCGTGGCAAACGCCAACGGCGAGGAGATATACATCAGCGCCAAGGTGCCGCCAGGCAAGAAGCTGCGCCACCTGATCGTCGACAAGGAAACCCCCCTGCTCCTGCAGTCCAAGACCGATGCCGACGACGTCTGGGCCGTCAGCCGGGACGTAGGCCACGGCAAGGACAACGCCTTCCATCCCACCATGAAGCCGGTCGAGCTCGGGCGCCGAGCCTGCAGGAACAGCGCAAACGAGGGCGACATCGTGCTCGACATGTTCGGCGGATCCTGCAGCACCGTCATGGCAGCAGAGCAAACCGGCCGGATCGGGTACGCGATCGAGCTGGATCCGCGGTACGTCGACGCCAGCGTGCGCCGCTGGCAGACCATGACTGGAAAGCAGGCAACCCATGCCAGCGAAAAGAAAACCTTCGAAGCCATCGCCAAAGCGCGCGGCAAAGGCTGAAACGCCCAAGCGAGGCAAGGGCCGACCGGAGTTCAAGCCCACCGCCGAGCAGCGCAACATGGTCCAGGTCATGTCCGGGTACGGCATACCCCAGGACAAGATCGCCTGCCTGATCATCAACCCGGAAACAAGCGCCGGCATCAGCGAAGTCACCCTCCGCAAGGTCTTCCACAAGGAGATCCAGACCGGCCTGGCCCAAGCCCAGGTCAAGGTCGTCGGCGCCCTGTTCAAGAACGCCACCGAGAAAGAGAACGTGATCGCCCAGATATTCCTGGCCAAGTCCCGCTACGGGTACCGGGACCGGGACAGCGTCAAGGTCGACATGACGGTCAAGGAGAAGGACGGCGACGAGAACAGCAAGATCGAGCAGGCCCGCCGGGTGGCCTTCGTCCTGGCGCTGGGCGCCCGAGCCGCCAAAGCCGCCAAGGCGCTGGTAAAAGCCTAGCCAACCGCGCTACACTACCGCCAACCCAAGGAGAACACCATGGCAGCCAAACTCATCAGCATGAAACGCACCCCACAGGACAAGCGCGAGGACGCCGGCGAAGCCGCTCCGATGGAAGCCATGGCACCGGATTACCCATGGGGCCTGTGCATCCACCTGGACAAGGACGAGCTCGACAAGCTGGGCATGAAAGACCTGCCCAAGATCGGCGCCACCATGACGCTGAACGCCCAAGTCACCGTGACCAGGGTGAGTCAGAGCGCCTCGAGCAGCCCGGAAGCCTACGAGCAGACCAGCGTGGACCTGCAGATCACCGACATGACCCTGTTGTAAATCAAGCGCTCTGGTGGTACGCTTGATGGCAAGGAGAAGGGTCAGAATGGGGTATTGCCATGGCAAAAGGTACCGGCCTTCCACCGAACACGATTCTCGCTGCCCCTGACTTCGTCCAGCACGTGTCGCTGGCCTCGAGCGTGGGCCAGGCCTTCGATGTACCGGCCGGCATGGGCATCGTCAACTTCTCCTTCCGCGGCGACTTCTCCGTGCGCTACGGCTCGACCGCCGCGGCAAACGTGACCACCTCGTCGACGGCCGCCACAGGCTCCGAGATCAACCCCACCATCCGCGACCTCAGATCGACCGCCGGCACCACTGGAATCTCGGTCATCGCCGACCAGGCCATCCTGGGCACCCTGAGCTGGTACAAGCCGGCATGATCTACCAGCGAGTACGCGGCAGGATAGGTGGCCGCGTGATGAGCGGCCTGAACGGCCAGCACAGTGGCCGCGCCGGCATGTTGAGCGGGGTGGCAGCAGCCATCGCCGGCATGACGCTGAACTGGGCTTCATCCCCAGGCAACCTGCTCCCGTCAGGTTTCAGCCTGACCCGCGCAAGCGATGGCACGTATTTCGACTCCGCTGGCCTGCTGCAAACCGCTGCGACTGACGTAGCGCGGGGAACGTACCGCTACCCAACTACTGCACCTCGCAGTGGTCAGTGGGGCCAACTGCCGGGAACTGCGGGCAGCTATTTCAGCACGCCGGATAGTGCTGCGAACAGCATCACGGGTGATATTGATATTCGGGTGAAGGTGGCTATGAATGATTGGAGCCCCGGAGGATACGACAACCTAGTTTCAAAGTTCGTAGGGGGAAACTACGATTACTCCCTCCAGTTCGATTCTGGCACTGGCGGCCGGTTGTTTTTTGTAGGAAATAACGGCGCGTGGTATATGAACTCCGCCGTCACTGGATTCGTAGATGGCACAACCCATTGGGTTAGGGCCACACGAAGCGCAAGCACGGGCACTGTTGCTTTTTACACTTCAGATGATGGGGTCTCGTGGGAAGTGCTGGCGAATAACTCCGGTATTACGCCTGCTGGGAATCTTCAAGATATTGTTGCATCTCTGGGAATCGGAGGAAATTCCAGCGGACCAACTCCTCTTGCAGGCAAAGTCTACCAAGCCCAAGTCTACAACGGCATCAACGGAACGCTTGCTGTCAACTTCAACTCTGACGACTACGCATCCGGCGCAACTTGGACAGCATCAACCACTGGCGAGACTTGGACGGTTAATGGTGCTGCAAGCATCGCGTGGCCGTGGGTGTTCGATGGCACGATGATCGAGGCTGCGGCGACGAATCTTGTTACCGATGTGCGCGATATGACAACGGTTAACTGGACGCGAGGGGCGACTATCACAGTTGCGCTTACCGGCACCGGCGCTGATGGCACTGCGAACAGTTGTTCGAGACTCACTGGCGGGGCTGTAGCGGCAACGAACCGGGCGTCGCAAACGCTGGTGGCGGCTGCATCGACTCGCGTCTACGGCCCGCTTATCAAGCGCGTGACCGGATCAGGCCCAATCCTGATTACTCAGGACGGATTCGTCACAACGACTGACGTATCAAGCCAAATCAATAGCGCCACTTTCACGCAGGTGCAGATCACGGGTAGCACACTGAATGCGGCATATGGCGTGCAAGTCTCGACCAATGGTGATGTGATTTTGGTGGATGGCAATCAGTTTGAGGCAGGCAGTGCATCTACCTCAACGATCCTCACAGGCGCAACCCGCGCCGCCGACATAGTAACCGCCACGACTTCCGGCCTGCAAGTAGGTGCGCAAGGCTTTGCCGCAGGCGCATTCAGGCTTATTGCAGAAGCCGTTACGGGGCAAGGGACATTTCTTTCGACAGACACAGGCGGCGGTGTTGCTGGCGCGCAAAGTTATTGGTTTGGCGGCGCAATGTATATGTATGACACAACGGGTGGAGCCTTTGGTGTTGCCGCCACTCCGACAGTTGGCGCAGTTAATAAAGTTGCTGTTTCGTGGGGCGCTGGCACTAATGGATGGCAAAACTCCTTGAACGGGGTTGTGGCAAGCGGAAACATTGCGTTTGATGGGAACATGAATTTTGCGGGAACCATGCGAATCGGGGCAAGCACAACAGGCACTTTACCAATCTCAATGGTTCTCCAATCCCTGCGGCTTGGGGTGCAGACCGTCAACAATAGCCGCCTTGCCAACCCATTCGCATAAATGTAGACTTCGGGATGGAACCTGGCAGGCCGCCGCGACAGCCAGGATAAGAGGATGAGGAAATCGCGTTTTGCCACGGCCTAGCGCCGGACACATTCAAGGAGCCTCATCATGGCAGCTGCTGCAAACGTAAACAACGCCCCCCTGTACCGCTCGCGCACCAGGACCACCATCTACGGTGACCGCCTGGGTCTCGACGATGACGGCGCCCTGATCGGCCCGTTCGCACTCAAGCTGGGCCTGACCACCCTTGGCACCACGGTCCAGCAAATCCCCGCCCACGGCCTGACCGTGCTCAACGCCGCAGCCGCCAGCACCTACCTGCTCGACCCGCCCATGGTTGGCGTCGAGAAGGTCCTGATGCAGAGCTCGATCGGCACCAGCCACAACATCATCACCGGCACCAGCCTGATCAAGATCATCAGCACCTTCGGCTCGACCCAACAGCGGGTCTGCTTGCAATCGTCCGGCGACTTCATTCGCCTGATGGGTGTGAGCACCGGCCAGTGGGCGGTGATCGGGCTGCCGGCTGGGTGCCGCCTGACCACCT